ATGAACTCCGTCTCTCTCTCCCAGGGCGAGAACCCGCAGGTCAGGGAGGGGGTGGGTGCCGCGGGGGTGGCGGTCGCCGGGGGTGGGGTGCTCGAGCGGACGCCGGGGCCCGAGGACCCGTGCTGGGACGTGGAGTGGCTGGCTGAGCTGCGCGAGGTGCCCGAGGACGCCACCTGGCCCCGGTACATGACCCTGCCGCACCCCCGCGCGGTGGGCAGCTACGGGGACGAGCTGTGCGCGGTGTTCGCCGAGCTGAACGGCCGGCCACCGCGGTGGTGGCAGCGGCTGGCGTTCGCCCGGATCGGGGAGCACGACGAGGACGGACTGCTGTGCTGGCCCGAGTACCTGGGGACGACGAGTCGTCAGGTGGGCAAGAGCTGGGCACTGCGGGCCCTGGCGGTGTGGCGACTGCGGAAGGCGGACCTGTGGGGGGAGCAGCTGGTCCTGCACACCGGCCGCGGCAAGGACGTGGTGCTCGAGGTGGCCCGGCCGGCGATGGCTTGGGCCGAGCGGCACGGCCTGATCGTGAGCCGGAACAACGGCCGAGAGGGCATCACCACCGGCAAGACGATGGACACCGGGTCCAGGTGGCTGCTGCGGGCCAAGGACGCCGTGTACGGCCTGTCCCCGGGCAACGCGCTGGTGGACGAGGGCTGGGACGTGCCCGGGCGCTACGTGGATGAGGGGATCGAGCCCACGCTGGTGGAGCAGGTCAGCCCGCAGCTGGGCCTGTGGTCCACCGCCCACCGCCGGGCCACTGGGCTGATGCTGGACCGGCGCACCCTGGCCCTGCAGCAGCTGATGGCCCCCCACGACGTGCTGCTGCTGGAGTGGTCGACCCCGGCGTCGGTGGCCCGTGACGATCCCGCCGGCTGGCGCATGGCGTCCCCATCGTGGTCCGCCACCCGGGAGCGGCTGGTGTCCCGCGCCTACCGCAAGGTGCTGGCCGGCGAGTCCGTGGACCCCGAAGAGCCGGACCCGGTGGCGTCCTTCGACGCGCAGTGGCTCAACAGGTGGCCCGGGGCGGCCGCCGTGCGCCAGGACGAGCTCGAGGAACCCCTGGTGGACCCTGCGGCCTGGCGGGCGTGCCGGGACGACGCCGCGCAGCCCCCGGCGGTGTCTCCGATCTTCCTGACCCTGGAGTCGGACCTGGGGCGCGGGACGGCGGTCGCCGCGGCCGGCGTGCTGGACGACGGGCGGGTGGCGGTGGGCGGGCACTACTTCGAGGCCCGCGCGGCGGCCGTGGAGTGGCTGGCCGGGGTTGCGGACGGCTACGTGGACGCCGTGCTGCTGGTCGGGGCGTCCATGATCAACGACCCGGACGTGGCGGACCTGGACGTGGCGGTGGAGCCGATCGGGGCGGCCGAGACCCGGGCCGCACTGCCGCTGCTGCGCGAGCTGGTGCGTGACCGGCTGATGGCCTACGACGGCACGCAGGCCGCCCTGGTGGCCGAGGTGGAGGGCTGCAGGGTGCGTCCTGGGGTAGGGTCCGCCATCATGCTGCTGACGGGGCACGAACGCACCGCCCTGCTGCGTTGTGCAGCCTGGGCCACCCGTGCCGCGCACCAGGACCGGGAGTGACCGTGGAGGACCGCGAGCTGTTCACCGTCCGGGACTACCGGTCGTCCACCCGAGCGTTCCCCGTCCTGCCCAACGGCAACGGCGCGGACGGCACCGTGGCCCCTGACGCCCCCGGTGGGGCGATCGTGGAGGCCACCGTCGTGCTCGAGGGCGACAGCCCTGCCGGTGCGGTGCCCCCGCCCGACGCGCAGCGGTGGGCCGGCTGGCCGGCGACCTGGGCGACGCAGCAGTGGAACGGCGGCGTCGGGCTGGCCGAGCGGGTCAGCACCGTGTTCAGCTGCGTCCGGCTCAACAGCGGGGCCATCGGCAGCATGACCCCGGTCGTCAGCCGCGGCCGGGACCCCCTGGACCTGCGGAACCTGCCCCAGTGGGTGACGAACCCGCAGCCCGAGCTCTACAGCGACGTGGGCGAGGCGTTCGAGCAGATCGACGCCAGCATGGAGTACACCGGGGACGCCTACCTGCTGGCCACCAGCCGGGACCGGATCACCGACCAGCCCCGAACGTGGATGGTCCTGGACCCCACTCGGGTGCTCCCGGTGCTCGAGACCGGCGTCCGGCGGGTGTACGTCAACGGTCGGGACGAGACCGACGACGTGCTGCACCTGCGCTACCGGTCCATGCCCGGCCGGGCCGACGGACTGTCCCCCCTGGAGGGGGCCCGCGGGAACCTGGCCAGCGCGGCCGCCCTCGAGCACTACGGCGCGCAGCTCGCCCGCATGGGCGGCATCCCCTGGGGCGTGCTCGAGATGCCCGGACGGCTCCGAAACAGCCAGGCCGAGCAGGTGGCGCAGGACTTCGTGCAGTCCCGACGAGCCCTGGACGGCCGTCCGGCCGTGGTGTCCGGCGGCGCCGTGCTCAAGACCCTGACGATCAACCCCAAGGACATGGCGCTGCTGGACCTGCGCGTGTTCGATGAGCAGCGGATCGCGGCCGCGTTCGGGGTTCACCCCTACCTGGTGGGCCTGCCGCAGCCGTCCGGGCTCACCTACGCCAACGCCAGCACCCTGCGGGACGACCACTACCGGTCCACGCTGCGGATCACCGCCGGCAAGATGGGCCGCGGGCTGTCCGAGTGGGCACTGCCCGCGGACCTGTCCCTCACCCTGAACGCCAGCGAGTACGTGCAGGGCACCGTGGCCGAGCGGGTGGACACCTACCTGCCGCTGCTGACCGCCCTGGACCAGGACGGGCAGCCCGTGCTCACCGGCGAAGAGCTCCGAACGCTCATCGGCCTGCCACCGCGGGCCGCCACCGGCGACGCCATCAACCGCCAGACCACCGGCACCCTGTGAGGATGACCCCGTGACCGACGCCCCCCTGGTGCACACCCGCGCCCGTGAGCTCACCGAGGGCGTGGAGGTGAGCCAGCGCAGCAACGGGCAGCGCCAGCTGTCCTTCCTGATCGTCCCGTGGGACAAGCCCACCGAGGTGGCCGAGCTGATCGACGGCGTCCCCACCCTCTACACCGAGTCGTTCGCCCGGGGCAGCCTGGACCGGGCGCTCAAGGCCCCGCACCGGGCGGCGTTCCAGATCGACCACCCCGGCCCCTACGAGCACCAGCGGGGCAGCCTCGAGCGTCTGGCCGGCTACGGCCACAAATTCGAGGACAGCGCCGAGGGCATGGTGGGGACGTTCACCCTGTACCCCTCTCAGGCCGACCGGGCCGTGGAGCTGGTCACCAGCAGCCACCGGTGGGCGTCGGTGGACTTCGTGTCCATCACCCCCCGCCGGGGCGTGGAGAAGGCCGGGGCGCATATCGTCCGCCGGGCCGCGCACCTCAACGCGGTGGCCGCGGTCGTGGACCCGGCTTACACCGACGCCAACCTGCTGGCCGTCCGGGCGGACGCCGAGCACGCCCGCGAGCTGCTGGCGGCCGAGAGTGCGCAGCGGGAGTCCATGCTGGGCGCCCTGGGGTTCCTGGTGGGCGCCGGGCTCGCCCTGAACGCCGAACAGCTGGAGTGGCTGGCCGCGCACGACGTGGACCCTGCGACGCTGGCCGCCGGCACCCCGTAGGATCGGCCCCGGTCGCCGTCCAGGGTGCCCCCACGCCCCCCGTCACTTCCTGCCCCCGCAGGCCGTGCCGGGGGGTGTGGTGCGTCTGGCGGTGGTCTGCAGCGCAGGGCGTGCCCTACAGTGGCCCCTGACCGCGCAGGCGACACCCCCGGGCCACTACCGGACACCCCGCAGCGCAGCCTCAAGGGCGACACCCCCGGGCTCTACCGGGCACCCCGCGACGGGCAACCCCCACCAGGACCCCATCGACGGAGGACACACCCCGTGAAGCTCGCCCTGCCCCACACCGCCCCCGCCAGCTGGGGCCAGCCCGTCGGCTACCGCAAGGACGGCCGCCCGTTCTACGCCATCCGCGGCGGCAGCCAGGACTACTTGGGCCGCCTGCGCGCACAGCACGCCGACGCCCTCAACACCATCGCGTCCATCACCACCCGCGCGAGCTCCACCCGGAACGCTGACGGCGAGCTGGTCGGGCTCACCGACGAGGACCGCACCGCCATCGCGGAGCTGCAGGCCGACGCCACCCGGATGGCTGGTGACATCGAGCTGCTGGCGCAGGACGTGAGCCTGTCCCAGCAGACCCGCCAGCGTCTCGCGCAGGTCCAGGCCGGCGACGCCCCGAGCCAGTACCGCAACCGCGGCGAGCTGGTCATTGACAAGGTGAAGGCCAGCCAGGGCGACGCCAGCGCCGTGGGCCGTCTCGAGAACTACCACCGCGCCGCGCAGCACATGGGCACCACGGTCGCCAACACCACGCCCACCGCCGGCTCCCTCGAGGGCCTGCGCGTGGACCCGGTGGTGGGCCCCGTCATCGACGTGCGCCCCGAGTTCCGCCCCCTGCTCACCGCTCTGGGTGTCACCACCGTCGCCAGCCCCCTGGGGTTCCGGCGGCCGCGGCTGAACGTCCCCACCGGCATGGTGGCGAAGCAGACGCTGGAGAAGGCCGAGCTCGCCAGCAAGGCGTACACCGTCACCGCCGAGTCGGTGGAGATGGACACCTACGGCGGCTACCTCAACCTGTCCGCACAGCTGCTCGCCCTCGAGGCCACCGCCCTGGCGACCACCATCACCGTGATGGAGTCCGAGCTGGGCAAGGTGCAGGAACTCCTGACCATCGCGGCCATGATCGAGAACGCGGACGTCACCACCACCCTGGCCGCGAACGCCACCCCGGCGCAGCTGCTCGCCGCGATCTTCACGGCGTCCCGCAAGGTCTACGGCGCCACCGGTGCCCTGGGCACCCACCTGGCGATGGGCCCCGAGGGCTGGGCCCGCCTGGGTTCCCTGGTCGACGCCGCCGGCCGCCCGCTGTTCCCGGCCGTGACCCCGGTCAACGCCATCGGGTCCCTGCAGGCGGACAGCTTCACCGGCGGCACCATCGCCGGCCTGCAGCCCGTCATCACCCCCGGCATCACCGGCGGGGACCTGTTCGTGCTCAACGCCGCCGGGATCGAGGCGTACGAGTACCCGCTGCCGGTGTTCGAGGCCGTGGAGCCGTCGGTCCTGGGTCGCCAGGTGGCCGTCGCGTCCGTGTTCGGCACCTACCGGCCCGTGGCCGGTGGCGTCGCCCGTCTCGCCCCGGCCGCCTGATGACCGCCCCCGTCGGGTACTACGACACGTCGTACCCCCCGAGCCTGTGGGAGCCCGTCCAGGCCGTCCAGCAGGCCGGGGAGCCCGGCGAGGGCGACCGCCTGGAGGCCACGGCGTCCACGATCAGCCGCACGCTGACCGTGGACGCCGGGGCCCCGG